CCACCACAGAACAACGTCAGAGGCCCGGTTAATCCCCGGGCCTTTTCTTATGCCTGAGAGCCACACAGAGCCACGCAGAGAGCCGTTGATGGTTATGGCATGAGGTATCACCTAGCAGAGGGGCGAGAAGGGCACTCAGAGGGGCTTACAGAGGCTCTCAGAGATGGGCCGCCTGAGATGGCCGCACCGGGCGCAGGATCGAGGTACTATTCTGGCTGTCCAATATATTGCAGACGCTGATTTCATAGCGGACGGGATGGCCGAGCAAATACCCGGGATGCTGGCCGGGATTGATCCCCCGGGAATGTCCGGGGATATGGTGCACCCGGCGGCCCCTCCCTCTTGCGCCTGTGGTACGGCAACGGCTCGAGATCAGAGCCGAATTCCCCAGCCCACGAACAAACCACTGCAATCCGCCCGGGCCTTATGGCGTTGGGGTCTCGCAATCCCGGGGCCGATACCTCTTAGGTAACAGGCCGAGGCCTCTAAACACTGGCCCGAGCCTTAAAGCCCAATGAAATAAGGGGCTTCCGGCCACGATCAGACCGATCAGACACCCGCCGCACCCCCCATGCGAGTGCCACCGGGGGGGTACCCGGTAGCGTATACCACTCTGACCAAATCTGGGGATTTTAGCACCGTAAATGACCCGGGTGCGGACCCGAGGAATACGTTCTGTCAAAGCCCAACGGGGTATTTCGGGGAATATATCCGGTAAAGTGTCAATAACCCGGTCTTCTAAGTGCTACTAGTATGGGGAAATGACCGAGGCTGACCGTCTGAGCCTTAGTTAGGGGTCAATATATACACCTAACTGTTGACCTATGCCCCAGACTTAGTTATTGTACCTCTATCTGGGGTAATAACCCGGGTATGCGCCAGCTATAGGAACTCTATATGTCGGATTATGGCGTCAGTTTAGACTTAGAGGTGCCAGTTTACCTCGAACATGACCTCGAAGTGGATGATGACGGGACGTTGTACCTTAATTCATTCCTCTACATCGGAGATAACGATGACTCGACAGAGGTTCGGATAGAATTTCAGCCTTTGGTGGAGACGGTGGTTGATGTAGCCCGGGACTTCAACGACGGCTATAAGCAGTTGTACGGAATTGCCCATGAATTTGATCGTCACGCCGCTCGTATGCGGGAGTTGGCCGAGAAGATGGAAGATTCGGTAGTTAATATCGGTGATCTCTTTGAAGTCGGGGATCTTGATGATGTGGAGTGACGCAGAACTGGCCGATTACTCTAAAGCAGAGATGCTTGAGGCTCATGTACGCAAGAAGCTGGCTAATAACCTAGCGGTGGCCGCTAATAAGTGCAGAGAGCAAGGTATACCCTTTGATATTACTGCGGATGACCTCATGCCGGTGCCTCTAAAGTGCCCAGCCTTAGGCTTTAAGCTCGATTGGTACAAGGATGGTCGTGGGGGGTCCGACGATAGCCCCTCTATAGACCGTCTGGTCCCTAATCTAGGTTATGTGGCCGGTAATGTGACTATCATCTCCTGCCGAGCCAACCGTATCAAGAACGACAGCAATCTGTCTGAATTGAAGAGGGTAGCAGACTGGGTAGAGACCCAGACAACAGAAAAGGCCCGAGCCTAAAGCTCGAGCCTCTCAGATACACTATCACCACCTTGTAGCTGTAACTAAGGTTAGGGTATATTTAGCCCCCCCTAACCACAATTAGGATTGTAGCACGGATTTAGTGTTTTGGCAATCCTAAATCGGTTAGTCACACTTACCGTTGACCTTGTTGTGCCTTTTAAGGTATAATTATTGGGTGGCGGATACTCCATACAGTGAGTAGCTTACTTGTCCATCAACTTACATTACATTCGTGCAGCCATTGAGGCAAATACTGGGATTAGGCTCACCCTAGAGCGTACCCGAGAGTATTTAGTCGAAGAGGGTCTCATCACCCAGCGGCAAGCGGATAAAGAAGCAATGATCTTTCGAGGCTACGGAGAGTTCTTCCAAGAAGACAACCCCTCAACCCTTGTTAAGGAAGATCCTGAAGACGTTAGAGACGATCTCCGTCGGGAGATTCGTAATTTGGAGAATTCACGATGAAAGTAACTAAGGCTAACTGTGGTGCGTCCGTTAAGGCGGCTATGGGCGGATACATGGAAGTAGGCAAGGGCAAGGGGTTCTCCTCCGGCGGTATGGCCGAGAAGAAGCGTACTGCTAAAGCTAAAGAGACCGGCACCTACAAAAAGGGTGAAATGGTTGAGGCCAGCTACGGCGGCATGGCGAAGAAGAAGAAGTAATGGCTGCGTGGGTGGCCTTGGTCTATATGTGCAGCCCACTAGGGGCTTCATGTAATCTGATCGGATCACCCAGCCTATTTCTACAGCTAGAGAACTGTAGGAAGGAAATGATAGCTGTGGCCCAGTATTACGAAGCACAGCAATTTCTAGTACACGGCTTCTGCCACGAAGTTAAGTTAGATCAGACTGCATAGCGGGTATTCCAATTATACACCTACTACGCACTTTATTAGGTGCGATATAATTATCTCTGAACCAAGCAAAGGAGATAATTATGGGCTGGTTAAAATCTATACACAAAGCAATTTCTGAAGCACAGATGCGCCGGGTGGCGTACTGGCAGCTACAGAACTTAACAGACAAAGATCTCAAAGACATCGGGATAACCCGAGGTGAGATCAGAGAAGCCGCAAGAGGTACCTAGTACCCGGGCTTCACTCTCGGGGGGGAGTAATGCTTGCAGAGATTGCGATGGCAAACGCCGCCTTTGGCGTTATTAAGTCTGCAATATCCAACGGACGTGATCTAGCCCAGTGCGGTAAGTCAATCAGTGACTTTCTATCTGCGGAAGATACCCTGAAGGATAAGGCTGAACTCGATAAGAAATCCATCTTCAATAAGGTCATGGGCAAAGACACTAACGACTTCGAATCGTTCCTAGCCCTTGACCGGATCAAAGAACAGCGCCGCCAGCTTGAAAGCCACATGCGGCTCTATGGTAGGCCGGGACTATACGACTCTTGGGTGGAGTTTCAGGCACAGGCCCGTAAGGCACGAAAAGAGGCTGAGAGGAAGCGCATCAAAGACCGAGAAGAGCTTATTGAAGCTGTCTCAATCTTTGTAGGTGTAATGATCATCCTCACAATGGCTATCGGCGGTGCCTACCTTTTCTACAAATACAAGATGTGAGTCAGACATGGCTGTCGATAAATCCAAGATGAAGTGCAACAAACCACGACGGACGCCCGACGGGTCTAAGAAGTTCGTGGTTAAGGCTTGCAAGGACGGCAAAGAGAAGATCGTTCGGTATGGTGACCCCAACATGAAGATCAAGAAATCTAACCCTAAACGGCGCAAGTCCTTCCGGTCTCGTCACAACTGCGACACAGCGACGGATAAATTTACCGCCCGTTACTGGTCCTGCAAGAATTGGTAGTCCTATGTCCCTAGTTAAGAACATCCGCAATGCCCAGAAGAAGGGTACGGCTAAGTCTAAGAAGAACAGCACAGTGAGTGCTAAAGCCTACAAGGACATGCAAAAAGGCTGGCCAAAGAAGAAATCTAAGAAATGAAGGCTTATGGCATCAGAGGAACTATTGAGAAGGTCCGCAATGCCAACGGCCCTGCCCAGCATCTAGCTTGTGCAATGTCCGGTCTAATTATGGCCGGTATGTTTGTTGGGCATGTAAATTCTCACCTGATCTGCATCTGGGGTACTATGAGTATTTTGGTGGCGGTGGCCACTGTATGGTTCTCTAGGGTTCTGTTGAAGTACACCCTATTAGCCGACTTTTTCCTGAGTATGGTCGTTCTGTTTCAGTACATGATGTACGAAGCCCCCGCTCCTATGCACCCCGTATATCACGTTATGACTGCTGATGGCATGTCTACTGCCACACGTCCTAATGATCCAATGCACATGACTATGGTTGATGAAGTAGCTCACGCCGCTGCCTTGATATGGTTGGCGCTGTGGAGCCTTTATTTGGCTAATCTAGTCCAACGACAAATACTTGAGCGTAAGAGATTTGCCAATGAATACTGACCAACTAATACCCATCATTGTCGCCTTAGTCTCTGCCGGTGGCCTTTGGACATACTTGTCTAAACGGGCGCAGCATAGCTTTGAGGCTATGAAGAACGACAAGGACCGTAGTGCAGAGTTTCAAGAGACGTTGAAAGAGCAAGTAGATCGGTTGTCTGAGAAACTAGATAAAGTTCTTCAAGACAAGGAACAGCTACTTATCGAGATGTCAGAACTGAAGGCATCTCTTGCCCGTGCGGAAGAAACCATCCGCCACCTCGAGCAAAGGCTAATGAGCAAATGAATGACGGACCCAAGAAATTAACTGACCGGCAGGAGGCATTCCTAGAGGCTCTCTTAGGAGACGCCCGAGGCAATGTACGTCAGGCTATGCGAACCGCTGGCTATTCCGACTCCACTCGTACCTCTGAGGCCATTGCGCCAATCAAGGACGAGATTGTGGATCGAGCATCCATGCTACTAGCATCCAACGCCCCGAAGGCCGCATTTGGTATTCTAGGCGTATTAGACGATCCGAGCGCAATGGGCGCACGGAATGCTGTGGCCGCTGCCCGTGAGGTACTGGATCGTTCTGGTCTGGTGAAGAAGGAACAGGTTGAGGTCAAAGGGGTAGAGGGTGGTATTTTCATCCTTCCGCCGAAAAAGACTGAAGAAGATGGCTTGGGATAACAAAACACGAAGTAACGCCCAACAGGCTATACCCTACGCCTACAAGCCGGACGAAGAAGATCCGCTAGTTCTAGTCCCTGACATGGACATGGTACCTCTTGTTGAAGAGGCTATGGATTACCTAGACAAGGGACACTCGTTTCGAGAGACCGCACACTGGCTGTCTGAGAAGACTGGTAAGAAGCTCTCTCACCAAGGTCTGAGTAACATCTGGCGTAGACACCGTAATAGTGACCGCCAGAAGGCATTAGCTAAAACAGCTAAAAAGCGGAAGCCCAAGACACCCAAGGATAAGTACGAGGCCCGTCTCAAGCGCAAGATCTCTGACTCTAAGCGTGTGAAGACAATGGCGGAGAAGAAACTCTCTGAGATGAAAGAGCCAGAAGAACGGCTCGGAATGCCTTCTCGGGGGATCAGCGAGGGACTAGACTTTGAGGCCATACCCGAAGAACGGGAAGTCATATTCAAACCAAACGCCGGTCCACAAACAGAGTTTTTGGCGGCACCAGAAAGAGAAGTCCTATATGGCGGCGCAGCCGGTGGTGGAAAAAGTTTTGGACTACTCGCAGACCCCATGCGATACTTCTCTGTCCCTGAGTTCAACGGACTCATCCTACGACGCACAAACGACGAACTCAGAGAACTTGTCTGGAAAAGTCAGGAATTATATCCGAAAGCGTACCCGGGAGCGAAATGGCAGGAGAAGAAGAGCCAGTGGGTCTTCCCATCAGGAGCCAAGCTATGGATGACCTACCTCGAGCGAGACGAAGACGTTCTACGTTATCAGGGTCAGGCCTTTAGCTACATAGCCTTCGATGAACTAACTCAACACCCCACGCCCTTTGCGTGGACCTACATGCGCTCAAGGCTGCGTACAACAAACCCAGACCTCCCTGTGTTTATGAGAGGTACTACAAACCCCGGCGGCCCCGGTCACCAGTGGGTTAAATCAATGTTTATTGACCCAGCCCCAGCGGGTCGTCCCTTTGTCGCTACAGACATAGAGACTGGTGAGCCACTCCTATACCCAGAGAACCACGACAAAGCGGGTCAGCCTTTATTCTACCGGCGGTTTATTCCGGCGACATTGAGAGATAACCCCTACCTATTCGACGAGGGTACATACGAAGCCAACCTCTTGTCTCTACCAGAGATGCAGAGACGCCAGCTACTAGAGGGTGATTGGGCAATTGCTGAAGGCGCTGCCTTCTCCGAATTTAAGCAGTCTGTTCATGTCACTGAGCCATTTGATATCCCAAGTGAGTGGCGTAAGTTTCGCTCTTGTGACTATGGTTATAGCTCTTATAGTGCGGTACACTGGTTTGCTATTGACCCCTCCTACGAAACACTCTATTGTTACCGTGAACTGTACGTTAGTAAGCACACTGGTAGGGACTTAGCAAAGGCTGTTCTTGACGCAGAGCGTGGTGAAAGTGTACAATATGGTATACTCGATAGTTCTTGCTGGCATAATCGAGGACAAATCGGACCAAGCATTGCAGAAGAAATGATCTCTATCGGATGTAGATGGAGACCCTCTGATCGAAGTGCTGGTGCCCGTGTAGCCGGTAAGAACAGATTTCACGAAGTCTTGAAGGTAGATGAAGAAACCGGAATTCCCGGTATCGTGTTCTTCAACAACTGCCGACAGATTATAGCAGACCTCCCCGTAATCCCTTCTGACCCAAAGGGCACGGATGATATCGATCCTCGATATAAAAATGACCACGCATACGACTCGGTAAGATACGCAATCATGTCTAGGCCGAAGGCATTCTCTCCCTTCGATATGGGTGGAAAGCCGATCACTTCGTGGCAACCTTCTGATTCAGTATTTGGATACTAACACATGGCTTTAATGGACCGTCCCGAAGACCTCTCTACCGACGCAAAGGCAGACGATACTAACGTCATTGCCTTAGAAGAGGATGGAGATGTATCTCAGGAGAACCTCGAGTTCTCTGGCCTAGTGGCCTATATCAATTCCCAGTACCAGCGGTCTAAGACCCGCCGGGAGATGGACGAGGAACGGTGGCTACAATCCTATCGTAACTATCGTGGTCTGTATGGCCCCGAGGTTCAGTTCACGGATACAGAGAAGTCTCAGGCGTTCATCAAGATCACTAAGACGAAAGTCCTAGCCAGCTACGCCCAGATTGTGGACGTATTGTTTGCCGGGTCTAAGTTCCCGATAGGCATCGAGCCACGGAAGTATCCTAACAACGTGGCCGACTCCGTATCTTTTGATCCCAAGAAGATCACGCCAGAGAAGATTGAAGAAAAGCTCGGTAAACAGATAGGCACGAAGAACAACATCACTCGCCCAGACTTGGAGCGGGACGCCGGTCTATACAACAAAAAGCTACAGGACGTTGAGAATGATCTTGAAATGGGTCCGGGGACTACCCCCTCTGCGGTCACTTGGGAGCCAGCTAAAAAGGCTGCGGCTAACATGGAGACCCGCATCCACGATCAGTTGGATGAGACGAGTGCAGACAAACACCTACGCTCAGTCGCTTTCGAGACAGCTTTGTTTGGTACTGGAATACTTAAAGGACCGTTTGCTTACGATAAGGAATACCCTCGTTGGAACGAAGACGGTGAGTATGATCCTATCATCCAGACTATTCCGAAGGTGGAAGCAGTAAGTATCTGGGACTTCTATCCAGACCC